AAAATTATTACAAATATCACACTTATAACAAAGCTGTTCTACGTTTGTAAATTTACTACTCAGAAGACTTGTTAATTTACTCAATTGAAATTCTTCCAGTTGTCTTAAATGGTCCTTTGTATATTTTTTAAATGATTCAATAATCTGCTTTTTTTGACCAATAAAAGAGAGATATTCCTTATTAATTTCTGAAAGAGCATCAATTGGAATATGAACGCCTGATTTAGATTCATGTTTCTTTAAAATAGGGTCCAAATGATCAATTAATTGTACCGCATTCATGATAAGAGTTTGATCATGATGCACATTATGTACATAAATCATGATGTACCCCATATGAATATCAATTTGATAGTTATTTTTGTTGTTTACACCACTATTTTGTGATAGCAAAATGCCGTGCTTTTCTTGGTACTCAATGTCACGAATAAACTTCTTAATTTCTTCATTGGGAACATTTGTATTGTAGTCTTTATTTTCAAAAAGGATTTCTACCTTTCCTTCTCTCTTTAATAAATAATCACAGCTTTTTGCTTCTTTAGATTGATTAACAATCTCCGAATTTGGAAACATTTTGTTCAAAACCGATTCTAATTTTTGTTCGGATTCTTTTCCTTTTAGGGTTGAATTCTTTTGAATTTCCATAAAGTTGTGAAAATCCATTGAAATCTGATGCACATCATTCACTTTATTCATCATCATCTCTTGATTATGAGTCAAATATTGATGTATCGATGCCTGTATCTTATCTTGAAGATTGTCATATTTCTCAGATAGCATAATTCCAATCTTATCTTTATCACCACCAATGTGATCCATGATTTTATTATTTGATTTATGAAATTCATCTAACATTAATGACTTAATCTGGTAAATAATAGTTTCATTCATACGGGGAAAATCATCTTTTAATTGTGTCATAGTTCGTTCGATAAATGACTCATTTGAATCCTTGATAATTTTTAATACTTCTGTATTATTCTTACTTTCTTCAAGTGCACCTGATACGTGATTTATGTAAAATTCCTTATGAGAATTAAGATTTTCATTCGTTAGTTTCTGTATGTCCGACAAATGAGACAAATTATCGCCCATTTCTCTCTGTTTTAGATCAAATGTATCCATTTTCTGATTAATAAGCTGAAGCATCTGTTTTAATTCATTACCGGTAATTGTACTTCCATTAAAATAGTGACCGATCTTATTTAAAAGATCCACAAGAATTTCATTCATAATATCAAAATCAAATTCATCATTTTGATTATAAAAATCAATAACTTTTTGACTTGTTATGACGTATGTATTTTTAAATGCAGGCATTCTAAGTATATTTGTCTTTATAATTTTATATTTATTTCGTTTTATTTTAGGAGGTAAATTAAAAATTCATCTCTTAAAAATCTTTTATAAAAATTAATATATATAATGGCTCCATCTGATTACAAACAAAGCGAAAAGAAATGGGTTTACACCCTTATGACAACACTTTTATTCCTCCTTATTGCACATCCTCTTACTTATCAACTTACACAATCTCTTCTTGGTGGTATATTCCGCATCGCAAATAAATCTGGATGCCCAACAATGATGGGATTCTTACTTCATGCGTTAGTTTTCACCATCCTTCTTAGATTCATGATGGAAGGGAAGTATTAATTTCTTTTCCTTATGGTTCTTCTGTTTTTTTTTGATTTCTTCCCACCCTCAATAGATTTATCTTTTGATATTTTTTCCTTTTTCATACCAAGTCGTTTTGTACATTTATTACGACGACCTGGTGGTTTATTAACATAACCAAAACCAAAATCGCATAATTCTTCACATGCTGAAACAGTCGCATGTTTATGCTTTTCTAAAAATGATATTGGAAACCTTGAATAAGACATATTCTTAATTTTTGGAGGGGGTTCAACACCATCATGTATTTCAATGGATTTAATATATAATCCATCTTTAACTGATGCACAATTGACAATAATATCCCAAGAATTATGGTGTTTTATCTTCTTATGATGTTCCATCACATCCTTATTATTTAAAACGTTTAATAATTGTTCCATAATTTTACTATGGCACACAACATATCTACCACTATCCTCTACCTTATCATATGTCAATGCCCATTTCATATATGCCAATAAACTTTTATACTTTTCATAAAACTCTAACTTATTTTTACTTGTAGAATTTGTTTCTGATACCTCCTGAACTGGAAACGATTTCATGATATTATAACTTTTATCTTTGAACGGAGACTTCTTTGGAATTAAGTATTTTAAATATTTTACATAACTTTCAACATTCTCACTAATATTTTCTTGTTTTAACTCATCGGATATTCCGGGCGAATTATTTACATTATCGTTATACTTCACTGATACTTTAGCATCAGAAAATGAAAAGTTTGCTTCATTTTCACCATATTTAATAAATATAAACTTATTATTTAATATATCTGGAATTAAACCCTTTGCTATCATAAATAGTAATAGTTCGAAAAAGTATTTCATTTTTTTAATTTGACTATCAAAATCTAATGGCATATTACCCTTATCCATACTTTTAATATAAAGGTTTTTTTCTTTCAAATATGGTTTAACATTTAAATGTAATTCAGGGGGGTAAGGGGTGTTCGTTGATGTTGATTCGACTACTTTCATGTGTGGTAAATATAATAATACAGCAGTTTGCCAGGTTCTTATTAATACAGAAACATCTACATCTACATTATTGCCTTCTACATCTACATTATTGCCTTCTGTATCTTTAGACGAAACAACGTGATCATTATAAATATGATGTTCTGACTTTTCTAATGTTTGTAGAATACCCCAAATTGTTAACGACGGTTCGGCGTCTTTTTCAAATACTTGACTATTTAGTGAATCTATTCGTATCTTCTTTTTTTTACCTTTAACATTATTACATGAAAAAGCATGCCTGGTCAATACAAACCTTGTTGTTTGAAGTCCAGAATTTTCTATATCGGTTGTTATAGGATTCTCATTATTTACAGGTATAGACAACTCAGGAGTGGGGTTGGGTTGTGTAGTATTTTGTTGATTACGTTCCGGCTGCTGATCTGCGAAAGTCACTTTTTTTTTAGTCTTTCTCTGTGATGATGTTGTTGGTCGAAATCTACGAGTCATTCTCTCCCCCGCATTTTTTAGACGTTTAAAAAATCTCATAATAAAGAATTATATATATTATGATATTTTAGATCACAGACATTTGTATAACATACAAACCAAATAATACAATACATGTTCCAATAATCATCTTAAACATATTTACCCGAGACTTCAATAATAAAACCGATAATGCAAGCGTAACAAATACGCTCAAGTTTAATATAATATGAACCATCGCGGGATTATTTGTATTTTGCATACCCTTAAAAATAAAGAATCTTGATAGTAAAAATGCAATAATTGAGACAATAATTGTAAGCCAAAGTTGCAAAATATACTGTTTTCTTGATTTTCTCTCTTTATTTTTATTCAAAAAGTCTATATATTTAAAACTAAAAATATGAAAACCTACCACAAAAGACGCCAAAAAGCTATATATAAAAAATTTATAGTCATGCATTTTGTGTTATATATTTAAAATAAATAAAATCGAAAAAGAATAATTAAACATTGTTTATACTATTAATATTTCAAATAATTCTAAAAGTTTTTAACATTAATGATGGTATTGCCTGTATAACCAAACATAATATATAAATACAGTTAATAGATATATACCAACATTCCAGGTAACAAGAGCTAATGATTTTGAATTTGATATTCCATCATAATTACCAGGAACCCATATATTTTTTCCTGTTTGTGTATTTTGATACATTATAAATAAGTACAGCATAAGTAAAATAAAAAGTACATATACCGTGCCACCAATAATGCTGTGGATTATAAATCCATGAGATAATTCAGGAATGCTCCTATTCACATAAAAGTATTTGTATAATTGAACAATAAAGAAACTGGAAGTAACATATGCGTATAAATAAACTAAATCAGATCGATTTCTAAAATACTCTACGAATGTTAACCCAATACCAAGAGCAAGACCACCATAAAAAAAATTCTTAAAGAAAACGTTTGATAAATGAGACAATGTACTTTTCATATTTTATTCTCTCCTATAAATATAGAAGTCAATAAAAATGGCAAAAAATGTCGTTTCTAAGTTTGTAAGTAAGCTCATGAAAAAGTTCAAGTTCTTAACTAAGAAGAGCAATATAAACAAGGTTCTTTTCTTAGTACTTGTACTACTTGCCCTCTTCATGCTTCACAGGTATGCACTTGGAGGGTTTGAAGGATTTGAGTCCTCGCCAGAATCTCTTGAAAGCGACCTCGCAGAAGGCGAAGGAAAGAAGCTCGTAATGTTCTATGCTTCATGGTGCCCACACTGCAAGGCTCTTCTCACAGAAGGCGACAAGCCATGGGCAAACGCAGAGAACGAAGTTAATGTAGATGGCGCTAAAAAAATGATCCGTATTGATACTGGAGATGAAGGAAATGAAAGCCACATGGAACTTAATAAAAACCACGGCGTGAATGGTTTCCCAACTATCTTTGTATTTGAAAATGGAGAGAAAGTAAGTGAATATGAAGGAGAGCGCACCAAGGAAAAGTTCATCGAATTCTTTGGTGAGAAGTAATTTCACTACAAATTGCACTTGTAATACGTTTATTTTTTACAGGATGATCTATTGTTTTTATTTTTGTAGTAGATCCTGGAAATAATTTTAACCACTTTTTGATTTTATTATACATGTTCTTCGCATATGTTTCCGTAATATAAAATTTTGTTTTTGTTTCATTATTGAGATTGCTCATATCACAAATCTCAATATATGCACCATTATGCTGTCCATATTCCGATATAATATAAAAACTTTCATTTATAATTATCATAAATTCATAATTTTTTATTCGATTATCCATATTCATGAATTCACATTCTTTTATATAATAATTCTTAAAACTATTGTTTTTCATAGCCTTGATAAAAAGGGAGGCACTTGGTAAATTATGAAATGGATATTCACGACATTTTGGGTAAAACATTTTCTCACGATGCACGTTATATTGAACAACAACAACAGAACGAACATTTTGTTTTTCAAATATCATGTTATCTAATTTCATTATGAATCTTCTTGAATGATGATTGTATGATACTCGAAACCGATAATCGTGTTGATAAGGATGTTCGATTCGGTCAATATTATATATCTCTCTTTCAATTTCTTGCTGCATAGACAACATTGAACCATATCGTCTTTGAAAGTATCTACGGTGGTTAAAATAAATTCTCTGTCGTCTTATATTTTTTATACATAAGTTGAAATAATTTGGTATATAT